ATCGCCGCGGTTCTTAGCGATGGCGACCTCGTCAGCGCTTGCGATTGACCGTCGCGCTGGTGGCTTGACGTCGACCTTCTGACGCTTGGTGTCCATCCCCAGGAACGCCAGGGCCCGACCGACTGCTGATGTCTCTGCATCTTCGAGCGGGTTGGTCTTCTGTGCATTGCGTGCGGTGTCGTCCAGACGGAACGAGCCGATACCGTCGGACCGGGTGCCGTCGGTGAACGTGACGGTCGCACGGATGTAACCCATCGATGCGGTAAGCATGACGGGAGCCTCGGTCAGGATGGACTGAATCCAGCCTTCGGCGTGCGCCATTGCGACACGGTCGGCCACGGTCACGTAGTCGTTGATGTTGAATCCTGCAGATGCCATGGTGTTTTCTCCTTATGTGCTAATTCCTAACCCGTCTGTAGTATAGACTATACTGTATAGCGTGTCAAGTACTAATTTTTGATATTTGACAATACAATTATTCGTAGATTTTACGCGAGACAATTCCGTGCTACAATGTATTGCGACAAAACAGCCGGTCACTAGATATCGTAACCTTTGACCGTTGTTCGCTCTGCTCGGTGACGACTGACGACGATGTTTGACCAGAGTCGACTAAACGGCAAGCATCACGTAAAAAGCAGAACAAAGAACCCCACGCACTCACCTGCGTGGGGTTCGATGTATAGCATAACGGTACATACCCGGACATCCCGGGAGTAACTAGATTATACACGAATGCCACCCCATATGGAGTGGCATTCGTGCGGAGTTAGGTGACCCGATACGGAGAAAGGCGACCGCGTCGGATGTGTTTATTATACCACCGCGGTGCAGTTCTGCCAAGAATAGGACACCGCGGTATGCAAATTATACTACGGTCTGACTGGCCAGGTCGTGACGTTCCACACGAGATCGTCGGTGATATCGCGAAGCTGCTGTCGATACACCCGCCACTCCTCGACCTTGACCGGGTCGAGTCCGACGTCGGGAAGCTGCGTATAATCGCACGCCTCGAGGCGACGGGTCCGCTCCTTGCGTAGTGCGGTCATTGCCTCGTCCAGGGTGTACGGACGCTCCAACACGAGCGCGTCAGCGGGGACGACTGCGTATAGTTCGCCGTATGTGTCGTAGTACTCGTACGTGATCATGAGCGGGTCGTAGATTTGGTAGATTACAATAGGACCATATGACATATGGGTGATTCTCCTGCACTATCTTCGGTGATGACCTGGAGGGTGTGCGTTCCGGTCGCCATGGTGAGTTTTATCTGTACCACGTCGTCAGCTTTAAAAAATCGTGTCGACGTGAGGCGGAATTTTGTATCCTTACCGTCGCCAGTCCCCATGGTTGCCACCTCGACGCCATTCACAATCACGTCACCGGTGACGCCGTCCTTCGCTGCAAAGCTACCCTTGATCGTCAGTGAATAATAGCCCGATACCGGAACGGTGATATTCGACCCGCTCCACGAGGCCGCGCACCCGGCGTCAATCAACGATTGCCACGTGACGATTGTTCCCGCGGTCGTGATGTTTAGCGTCGATGTCCGGGTGAGGCTGATGAATATCGCATTATCGCCCCGCTCGAGTTGCACCAATCGCCCGTTTGTCATTGCGGCTTTGTTAGGGGTTTGCGAGGTCAATCTGTACCTCCTGTACGCCCGACGAATCGCCGGCGAGTGTGACACCGAATACCTTGCGGGTGAATGAATTAATCGAGTCTGGGGACACCGTCACCAGGTCGCCGAGGAAGTAGTCGCGACCGTATTGCCACGTCCCAGACTGCAGTACCTCGATGTTGTATGCCTTTTGTTTGCGTTGCTCCTGACGCCATCGACGCGTCGCGAGCGCGGTCAGATGTGCGACGGTTTCGGCATCGCCACCCTTAATCAGTACCTCGCGGAGCCCCGTACCCGTTGGCGCTGGCGAGGGATACGTGCCACGGAGCATCGCCTTATCTTTGCCCTTACCCGTGGCGATCACCCAGGTCGGTGCGGTCGTCGCGTCTGTACTGTACTCAAACATCCCGATGGTGTTGTTCGCCTGTGTCATTTTAACGACCGCGGTGCGATCAGCGCCGAGGGTCAGTGCGTAGAATAGTGTGTAGGTCATCGCAGTGATATCGAACCGCACCTCAAAATCGATTGACGCGACGTCGGCGACCTTCTGCATCGTAATCAGGACGTTCTCGCCCGAACATGCCAGCGCGAAGCCGGTCCCCAGTCCCGAGTCGGTCGCACTGACTGCACCCGTCAGTCGTCCGTCAGTCCATCGGGACAAATTCGACGCGTATCGACGACCAAGGTCTGCAGTCAGGAATGGTGGTGCCCCGTTGGCTGCGCTCCCGACGTTGTAGTTCCACAGATTGCGGATGATCGACGATGCCGTCGGATAAAATGACGGCATAAAACACGATACGCCGCGAAGGTTCGGATACCACGCGACAATACGGTCCTGCAGGATGCGCATGGCATCGACGACGACGATCTCCATCATCGGATTGACGCCGTAGCTGCGTCGTGTCTTGCGTACTGCCCCGACGAACTCCTCATACGCATTCATCCCTGCATCAGGGTCGCTTCGTACCATGCGAACGATGGATTCGATGTCGACCTGTGCCGCGATGTCCGACCGCAGGTCGAACGTCAGTACCAGGACGGATGGCGAGTTCACCTGGTGCGCCACGGAATATCCGAGCGGATTGATGATTCCGATCGGTGTTCCGTCCGATTCGTACAATGTGAAAAATGACGTTGGCGCCATGCTACGCTCGCGATACAGTAAATAGACCGCTCGTCACGGACTGTGCTGCTAATGAACTAATGGTGCCAGAAGCAAATACAACGAACGCAGTGATTAGATACAGGCCCGCGCGTTTGACAGTCATCGTGTTATTAATGTTGTCGGCGACGATCAAACCCTCGCCCGACGAGGTCGGGGTGGTAAAGCTGGATAGATCGTACTGCACATTGGCCGTTGTCAGTGTTGCGATACCGCCTCCCATGGTTGCGTATGCCTGGTATGGTAGCTGTGTGGTCGTACCATACATAGCATACGATGGGGTGATACCAGACGCGGTTATAACCGCCCCGCTGACCTGTACGGTGCCAAGAATTAGATACGAATATCCCGCAGTTATCCATGCGGCGACCATTGCATCCGTTGCCACCACTAGTCGGACGGTTTTGGCGAGGACGGTCGTCCCCGACACCGATCGCGACACAGTCAAAGCGCCAGTGGTGGAATTGACCAGGATTGCCACGTTATATGTGGCATTGGCCAGCGATGTGATGACGATTGCCTTCGACGAAGTGTTCTGGTAGAAGTAACCTCCGACAATAGCGTCCCCATCTGCGATCGATAGCGTGTTCGTGCCGTTGCCGGTCATCGTCAAAAGCGACCCGGTCAGGCGCACGCCATCCGACAAAGTCTTGGTTTCCATTGCGGTCATCCGCGAGCTTGCGTATCCGGTGCCGACATTGCCGTCCCCGAAAGGTGTTCCCGTCCCGGTCTCCATACCGACAGATTGTTCAGTCATTGCGTCCTCCTTAGATTCCCGCGTATCGGTCGTAGTATAGCGCGTACACCCCGGTGATGCCCGTCGAGCCCGTACCGCTGACGCTGATCGTATTTGAACCGTACGGTATGATCGGTTCCGGGAATATTCCCCAGTTGATGATATCGCTGTCGATACTGAGGGCTGAAAATTTATTAATGCCGTATTGGTCGACGATGGTTTTGTACCCGTCGCGGAGGTCGATGGTCCAGATGTCCCCGTTCGGCACCGGTTGGGTCAGATTGATTTGATGCCCCAGACCATCGACCACAAACAGATTCGTCACGGGCCCGTAGACCTGGATAATCGGACGCGTCAGAACGGTCCCGTAGTATGCCACGTTCTGAAAGTTGTCAATTGATGACGATCCATACGGCACTCCGTACGGTTTCGGATACGGTGTCGGCGTCCCGAATATGGTATTCGTCAGTTGTACCGTTTTCTGATTGGCATCGTACCAGGTCGGATCGGCTGCCCGCAGTTGTACGACCGTGCGTATGTTGAACTCGCCCGGGAGCGTGTCCATCTGCAGACCGCCCGCGATTTTGAGCGCGATACGTCGTCGAATTTGGAACGCTGGCGCGGATGTCTCGTTCAGCACGTGCTCCAGGATAATCGTGTCATTCCCCGGTTTGAACATCTGCATCAGCTTCTCGCGGTTGTTCATCATTTCGTCGTATTGTGACCCTGGTACGACAATGGGGAGATTGATAACGCGGGGGTTCAGTCGATAGTCGATGTCGGTGTCGCCATTCTGGAACGGTCCGCGCTGCGTGATGCGGGTGATCGACGGCTCGCCCCAGTTGATGGCACCGGTGACATACACCGTCGCGCCCGAGTATCCGCCGTATTCAACATTGAATTGCCAGGTGTACGATCCGCGAATCATTTGTAGAATCATTATTCCGCCCCCAGCGCCATCATCCACGCTCGTGCGTCATTGATTAGAGACGATTCGGACTGGCCGCCAGCGTACGACGCGTGCATGGTCAGATTGTAGACGACCCCGTTTGAATTGACACGCCCGCCCGCCACCGCAGATCGTCCTCGCGTGTCGGTGCCACCCTCGCCACCGTCGCCGCCAGAATCCGCACCCTGGCCACTGAACCACCCGGTCACCGCTGCCCACGCATCACGTGCGGCCGCGAGTAGTGCGTCCTTAATCCATGATGCACCGCTTTTGATACCGTCGGCGATGCCCTGAATCATCGTCGTACCGAGTTTAATGACCTCGGGTTTTACCTCGTCAAAAAATGTCGTGAGGTTGGTTTTGAGCTTGGTAAAAAATCCCCACAGGTCAGTCAGTGCCGTGCCGACCGTCGTTTTTAGGGTCGTCCAGGCGCCCGAAAAATCGCCCTTGACGAGTTGTGACAATGCCGTCAGTAGACCGGTCACGAAGTCGATGACGATCGTCGCCGATGACAGGAATGTGTCGAGGATGGTCTGGATATACGGCCACATGGTTGTGAATGCGGTCACCAGGTAGCCCCACGCGATCGTCGCAGTATTGAGCGCCAGTACGAGGATGTCCTGGACTGTGCTGGCCAGTGTGACGAATAGCGTCGAGATTGTTTGAATAAACGCGGCGACCTGGGGTGATGCTAGATACTGCATGATGGCGCCACCCATTGCCACCATTGACGGCACAATCACATTTACCAACCCCATAACCGCATCGGCCAGCGGTTGGAAAAATGCCGCCACGGTCTGCAGGCCCGACCCCATCAGCGCCAGCACGCCCGGGACCGCGGCGATCGCATTACGCAGGGTGTCGAAAATACCCGACGCGGTGCCCGATTCGTTCATCCCGTTGATGAAGTCAGCGATACCGCCGACCACATATGACCTGCTGGCCAGCGTACGTGTCGACCGCGGCCGCGGCTGATCCACCGAACTGCGTGTTCAGTTCCGCCAGCATCAGCTCCTGAGCCCCGGCGACGTTGCCCGTCTCGACCATGGCCTTGATCATGGCCTCCTGATCGGCGGTGAATTGTACGCCAGACCGGGACAGCGCCGCGATACCCTTGATCGGGTCGTTTAACGCCTTGCCGACCTGCATCGCCGCCGAATCCAGGTCCATCCCCAGCGCCTGACTCATGTCGAGGATTGCCTCGGTCGCTCCTGCGAACTGCAGGTCCTCGATGTTGGTAAACGTCGCGAGGACGTTCTGGGCCCCGAGGATGGCATCATCGGAGAATAACGACACCCCAGCCGATGCGCTGAGGTTTGTTGCGAGGTTTGCCATTTCTTCCGCAGTGATGCCAGCGGCACCACCGGTCGACTCGATGACCGCCTGAGTCTGTGCGAATACCGAGTTCCACGCCGTCGCCTCCTCGATCGCACCGCCGACAAAGTCGGTGACCGCGCTGATCGCCTTGCCCCCGAGTTGCGACGCCATCCCGACCAGGCCCTGGCCGATACCCTGCAGTACGCCAGTCATCACCGACCCCATACCCGAAAACGAAGAGCCCGCCTTGCCAGCGTTGGTACCGACATCCTGGAGCCCGTCGTTCACAGCCTTGGTCGTTTTGGTGACCTCGTCGTCCGATTTGAATCGGATTAATACCGTCTCTTCAGCCATTACTTTTTACCTCGACGCGTTTGTACCGACCGCTCGACGCCCATCATGAACAAATCTTCCTGGATCGTCCGCCAGGGCACCTCCTCGAGTTGCGCCGGGGTGCAGTGGTACACGTCGCGACACATAACGAGCCGAATATATTGCATTGGCGCCGCCTCGCCGACCCACAGGTGAGCGGTCAGCGCCGTCTTTAGTTTCCCATTGGTGGATTGAGCGACGCCATGATCGTCCGTACAATGACGGGAAAGTGTTTGGCTGGCACATCCTCGAATTCGCCGTTCTCGACCTCGACACATTTGCGCAAAATCGCGACCATGGTCGCGATGTCACTGTTCGCGGTCTGCAGTTTGATCAGGTCGCCGATCGTGAGCTTGTTGTCGTCGATGGTGTATTGCATTGTGGGGATGCTCCTGTATGAAAATGGGTGGGGCTGAATGTTGGCACGCGGTCACGCCCCACCATGACCGCACGCCCGTATTATGCCACGTCGGTGTATGTGATGCCGGGACACCGAACGGTGAAGCTTGCCATGATGGCGTCAGCGCTCGTCGAGTCAATCGCTGGGTAGTCCATCGACGTGATGTAGCCGGTCGCGTTGGTCTCGATCGTGTTCGCACCCGAGCCCGCGCCACGTGGCAACCACTTGACCTGAACCGCACTCTTTGCGGCGAATGCGGCACTAACGGTCATGAATGCCTCGGTCGTGGTGACCTCGGTATACAGGATGTTGACAGTCACATCAACCGGTTCCACCTTGCCCAGGAGGATGATGGCGGCCGAACCGTCCAGGGTGTACGTGTCGCTGTTGGCGATCGTTGCGGTCGCGGCGTCGATGGATTGAGTCGAACCGCTGATGTCGACGTACGACCCGGCTGCGACCTTGATCGATACGGTCGAGGCGATCCCGTTGATCGCTGCTGTTGTCTGTGGCATGATGTGCTCCTATTGAACGATTTCTTTGATGACGTGGGTGACGACGACTGCATCGAACCACGAGCCGGACTGTGCCGGCCACTCGACCACTCGCGCCGCGAACTGCGTGTCGTCCAGTGACCACGTGGTCGACCGTAGACCCCGCATTACGTCGGTATAGGTCGCCATATACTGCTCCATCCCGAACGCAACATCCCGCAGACCCATACCCAGCCCCGCGGGCCGAATGAGTGCCAGGTCGGTCACCGACCATAGTGCAGTCAGTAGTGGGGTGGAGGTCATACTCATCGGCTTCATACCCGACGATCGCATCCCGACCGCGGAGATGATCCGAAGCGGGACGTCAGCCGAGGCGATGGAGTTTTTAAGCGTGGTGCCACGCAGTACCCGGGTGATCGGCGAGACACTCAACGCCGCGACCGCGTCGACGATGGCGACGAGCTGACAGCTCATGACACCCTCCTCGCGTATGTTGCGATCACCCTGTTCACCCGTGCGGGGATTCCCGGCGGCATCAGCGGGACGCCGTCCGAACTCATGACCGCCGCGGTGTATGCGCTCGTGTCGGGACTCTTGTACAGGTGTTCGGCCAGTGACAGGGTCGCCTCGTAAATGTCGACCGGTGCAGTCAGGCTATACGCCCACTTGCCCACGATCGACACCTTCCCGACTGGCGACGATCCCGAGTAGACCCATGCCACGGTGTCTGATATTAACGTAACCGCATACGCCGGTCGTATGTTGAGTGGTAAAAGCGCAACGTCCGACAGGCTAATCGCGGTGCCGTCGCCGTTGGTGATGGAGGTGAGCGCGCACAGGTCGTCGTCGAATGACAGCGTCCGTGAGTTTGTCAGGTCGCCACCATCCCAGCTCATCTCGGGGGTGAACTTGCGGGTCGTGTCGGCTGCTGCCTCGAACACCCGGTTCGTCCTCGACTCGATGTAGCGTTGCGCTTGTGCCGCGGCATTCCCGAGGAGCGTGTCATCATCGGATGAGGAGATTCTCATATACGCGCGTAGTTGCGCCGCGGTGACATACGCCATACTAGCTCACCTTAACCGTCTTCTTCGGCTTGGTTTCTGCTGGCACCTGTTCCTCGATCTCGACTGCCGACCCGCGTGCCACCAGGCTCCGACCGTCGACGTCGATCACATCGACGAACTCGCCAGCGCGCACATACACGACTCGTGTCGAGCCGATTGGCGTCACTGCAAAATCCCGTATGGCTTGGATTTTCATAGTAGGCTCCGTGAATATAGGGCGCCTGCAGTCGATGACTACAAGCGCCCCGGGTTATTTAGGATGCGGGGTTGACGCCCTTGACGAACGCATCAGCAACGGTCAGGTACGATGCCATCCAGCTGTTGACGAAGATTGCCGTTTCGTATGTGTCTTCGTATCGTGCGGCGTTGCGGCTGATTTCCATCGACTCGTTTTCGACGAAGTTCACGAAGTTGAAGTTACCGAACAGGATCGAGGTGGCGCTGGCCGCCATGGCTGCGATAGCTGTGTTTGTTGCGACCTTGACGCCCAAAAGTTCCTTACCTGGGAAGCTGTAATTGCTGTCAAAGATACGCGGGTTCGACGTGAGGGCCTTGGCCTGTTGCAACGTCAAACGACGCATGATCCAGCCGCACTCATCGTTGACATCGTAGCCGTCGGGGAGTTTGTAGAACATGTTGTCGATGTCGTTGGCATCGAGGGTCGTGGTGGTGGCCAGTGTCTCGGACGTGCCAGCACGTGCGACGATAGCAGCGACAATAATGTCGTTGATGATCAGCCCGTAGGTGCGGCCGACTGAGCTGGCGAGCTGAGTCTCGAAGCTGGCGTCGCTGGCATCGCGGAGGAACGAATTGGAGAATCGCATCGACCGATTGTACCGGGTCAGCGCAACGTCGGGGCGTGCGTAGGTGTCTTCGCTGAAGTTTGCGGACTGAATTTCGGTGCGGGATGCGAACGATCCGAGGGTGTCCTCGATGCGTGGCTGATAGTTGTACCCGGTGATCGTCTGTTTGAAAATTGCGGGGAACTCGCCCAACAGGCTGGCCGCCACGCGCTTCTCGAAAATCGTCGGCATGTTGTACTGATTGATCAGGTACGAACCGGTGACGCTGCCGGCCACCAGGGTCGCCTTGACGCCGCCCTCGTCGCCCTTACCCAGCCACGCCTTGACTGCAGACACGGGTTCATTGCTGAATCCGCGGTCGGTGTGGATTTTCTGCCCTGGTGCGGCCTTAGTGCCTGCGTAGATTGTGCCGCCTGCTACGGGTTCGCCGGCCAGCTCTACGATTGCTGCCTTGACTGCTGCTTTAATGTCGCTCATGGTGTCCTCTGTGCTG